GGAGAGGGAGATCTGCCGGAAGAAACCGTTGAAGAGCCGGCAGAGACAATTGCGCCGGCGCAAATCATGCCGGAACCCGAGGCGCCGCCAGAGGAGGAACTGTCTCCGGAAGAGAAGAGAAGAAAGGAAAAGTACTATGGCCTCATGGCATCCGCCAGGGGAAAACTGGAAGAGATCGAGAAAAGCTTCACGGAAAGTGCATGGAGCAGGATGTCCGAGCAGGCTCTGCAGCTGAACTTTATCGCGAATGAACTCAAAACGGTGCAGGGAATCATGGAGCAGAACCGTCGAAATATATAAAAGAAACAATCTAATAAGTAGAAACAGGAACCCAGGCACATAGGTGCCTGGATATCTTTTACCACCGACCAACGCGCAGCGCCGCGTTTTTACCAGTCCATAAGCTGATTAAACTTAGGCACAGAGGAGGCTGAAATGCACATCCGAAGGAAGTACAGAATGAGGAACAGCATAGAGGTGTGTGAGTTTAATTCAGCAAAATGCCCGGGCAAGGAACGGCAGCGGCGGCCGAAAGAAAAACCTTCGAGTGAACGGATCCTGAAGAACAACCAGAGAAGGAAACAGAGAGAAGCGGGCAGGATGGTGGAGGAGTACTTCAACGAGGACGACCTGGTCATGACACTGACATTCCGGAAGGAACTGAGACCGGAAGGAATGCAGGAGGCAAAGAAGATATTCAGGGACTTCGCTAACTACATCCGGAAGGAGTATCGCAAGAGGTACTACGAACTTTTCTGGATGCGCAATATTGAGGTGGGAAAGAAGAACGGCTGGCACATCCATGTGATCGTGAACCGGATCGAGGGAGCGGAGTTTCTGATCAAGGACTATTGGAGACAGTTCGGCGGAGTGTTTGTACAGTACATGCAGGACCTCAGGGACCAGGGCAAGGACATCGGCGAGTACATCTCAAAGGGGCCGATCACCTGCGACAGGGTCACCGAGTCGTCCTGGAGCCACTCGCGCAACATCAAGAAGGTTGAGGGTGAGGACTTGATCATCACAGGCCACGCAATGACAGACAGGCCGCGAGTCCCGAAAGGGTGGTATCTCGATAAAAACAGCGAGTACAGCGGCGAGAATGCGGATGGGTATCCCTTCCGGACATACACGCTGCGAAGGCTTAAGCCGATCAGGAGAGAACACAGGATGTCGAAACGGAAGATACAGGCGATGGAGAAGAAAAGATGCAGGAAGAAATCAGCAGAGAATTCGTCAAGAAAATCGGCGAAGAAATCTGCACGGCACTGAATGGCGCCAAGGTAGATTTCGTCGCTCACAGGGAGTCGTGGATCATTGTCCATGACAAAGGACAATGCCCCAGACTGGAGAAGTCCAGGTACTTCAGCTTCATCGACAGGGCGCGGGAATGGTTGACAGATCAAATCGATGTCACCTGCACGACTGCGGAAGCCGAACGGGCGGTGCAGGCCTATATTCGGGACACACTCGGCATGCGGCGCTATGAGCCGGGTACGGCGGACCCGGCAAGCCTTTTGGAGGTGTGGGCATGAACCGGCCTGCCACATCTCACGAGCACACGGATACCTCCGGCCCGCTGCGGGAGCTGGCTTTCCCAAAGCGTCCCGCGAAGAAAAAGCCCCGCAGGCACGCGGCACACAGCATCCTGCAGGCTGACCGCGACAGGCGGCGGTGCTGGCTGTGCATGCAGCTCCGGCATGATTACAGCGAACATGCAGAGGGGACGCTCCACAAGCATCACGTATTCATGGGCCCACTCCGCAGACTCAGCGAGGCAGAGGGATTTTATGTCTGGCTGTGCCCGGAGCATCATACAGCCGGCAGGGATGCCGTGCACATGAATCATGCAGTGTGCCTTAAACTGCAGAGGCAGATGCAGCAGGTGTATGAAAAAAGCCACACGCGACAGGAGTTTATACGGCTGACCGGAAGGTCATACATTTAGCGGGGAAAAGGAGAATGCAGAAAACTGGAAGGCAGGAAAAGATAGACTATCTCAGCAGGGCGATGGACGCACACGATGAGCGCGTTTCGATCGATGGGTATATCTCCATATTGCGGGAAAGGATGACAGGTGTAAAAGGGATCAGCTACGAGGACGCGGATATGCCCAGAAGCAGGAACACAAAGACAGATCTGTCTGACTATGCCGCCAGGATCGACAGGGAACTGCGGAGTTATAAGAGGGCTGCACAGAAGGAGAAGAAAGCCAGAAGGGATGTGCAGAACTGCATCAGGGCTCTGGCCGTGAAGGAAAGAAAAGAACCGGACGAGAGGACACGAAGAAAGATCAGGCAGGAACAGAGGCTGTTAGAGCTCCGGTATCTGGACTACCTCAAATGGGAGGATGTGGCTGCGGCGATGAGCTACGAAAGAGCACAGACATTCCGGGTGCACACAAGAGCACTGGACAGGATCACGCTTCCCGCCGGATGCGAGACGACATGAGTGAAACATGGTACTGCATGATACTATAACGGCTGATAAGATGATAGTGTCCGCATCAGGGCAGACGCAAGGAAGCCTGCACAGGGCGTGAGCCAGTCGGCAAAGATAGCGGAGCTCATGGAAAAGTTCATACAGGAACGCTCACAACAGTGAACAGAGGGGACAGCGCACACGGCTGTCCCCTTTTGTGTAGGCAAAAGGGAAGACGAAATGCCGATCTATGTCAGGTGCAGCCGGTGCGGGAAAAGGACCCCGGCCGGAACTAAATGTTCCTGCGGAACATACAGACACCGGGAATATGATATGCACCGGGACAGCAGGAGCAAGGGGTTCTATGACTCCGAAGATTGGAGGAGAACAAAGCAGAGAGTGCTCGACCTTGACGGGATGGACGTGTATGAATACATGACCACCGGAAAGATAATAGCAGCAGATACAGTGCACCATGTCATCCCTCTCAGAGATGACTGGTCCCTTCGATGTGATCCAACCAACCTCATGTCGCTCTCGACCTCGACGCACTCGCGCATCGAACAGGAATACAGACGAGACAAGCGCAAAATGATCAAAAAACTCTCTGCAATGCTCCAAAAATTTCGCGATCTGAACACCCAGGGGGGTATCTGAAAAGTTTTCGAGACCGGCCCCAGACCGCGCCAGTCCTTTTCCTTACGCGAATTTGTAAAAACGTTTTTCCATGGGATTGGAAAGAGTACCTAATTTTTATGCAATTCAGCTGAATTGTGCGACGATTCAATCCGGAAGCCTTGTTTTTATTGGCTCTCAGCCGGATTTTTTGAGAAAAATGGCCAGACCGAGAAAATTGTTGAAAAACAGCACTGGAGATTTGACCGAACAGCGGCGGATCCGGAAGGAGGCGGAGGAGGCGCAGCTCATGGGCATGCCCCGTGACCTGCTGGAAGAAATGCCGTCTGAGCTCCGCGACAAAACAGCCCGTGAAACATGGGACAGGATCCTGCCGGACATCCTCCGGGAGGAGACGACCTGCAACCTGGACCGGGACAATGTGATCATGTACTGCAATGCCTGGAGCGAGACCATGGAGGCCCAGCGGAGGCTGAAGCGCAACAAGACCGATGACGACTATCAGGAACTGTGGCGCCGCCGGCTGAAGGACGCCAGGGCCGAGTGCAGACGCTACGGCAGACTGATCGGCATGGACGCTTCGTCCCGGCTGCAGAGGGCCAGCACCAAGGTCGACGCAGAGGATGAGCAGATCACGGCCATGTTCGGAGGTATCTGACGATGACGATCCTGGAGGAGCTGATCCAATATGCGCAGGACTGCGTCTCCGGAGAGATCATCAGCTGCAGGAAACATAAGTGGGCATGTGAGAGATTCCTGCGGGATGTGGAACACATGCGGACGGACTCAGAATTTCCGTACACATGGAACGAGGAACGCGCCAACGAGATCGTGGTCTGGTTCTCCATGCTCCGCCACCGCACCGGCATCCTGGCCGGGCAGCCAATCAGGCTGACGACCTGGCAGAAATTCCGGCACTGCCAGCTGTACGGATGGCGCAGGAAGGCGGACGGCCGCAAGCGTTTCACCAAGACATTCACGGAGGTGGCCAGAAAGAACGCCAAGTCACAGGATGAAGCGGGCATTGCCCTGTTTGAGATCTCCGTCGAGGCATCCCGCCATGGTGAGATCTATGAGTATTACACAGCCGGCGTAAAGAAGCAGCAGAGCAAGATCGTCTTCGACGAAGCCAAGTACATGCTTTCCGGGTCTCCGCTCCGGCGCCGCTTCCATATCACCCGCACCGAGATCAGCCACAAGAAGACCGGAAGCTACATCAGGGCCCTGTCCAAGGATGACGGACAGAACGGTGACGGCACGAACCCTGCGGGCCTGGTCCTGGATGAATACCATGAGCATCCGAACACGGATTTCTACGACCTGTACATGGGCGCGAACGCCCAGGAACCGCTCCTGATGATCATTACGACAGCCGGCAGGAACCTGACCTATCCGGCCTACACGCAGGAGTATAAGCTGTGCTCCAAGATCATCGACCCTAACGTCGATATGGAGGATGATTCCTATCTGGTAGACATCATGGAGCTGGATCCGGAGGATTACGAAAACCTCGATAACCTGGACAATGAGGACCTGTGGCATAAGGCCAACCCGATCCGCATGTCCTATGAGGACGGCCGGACCAAGATCCGGGACGCCTACAAGATCGCCAGGGAAGTCCCGGAGAAGATGACTGCATTCCTCACCAAGATGATGGATGTCTGGGTGCAGGCCAGGGAGTCCGGCTACATGGACATGGCCAAATGGAAGGCCTGCGAGGTCCGGGAGATCCCGGTCGACACCAGAGGCATGCAGGTCTATGTCGGCTTCGATATGTCCTCCAAGATCGACTTGACCTCCGTGTCCTTCGTCATCCCCTTCCAGACGGAGGAACTGGACCACAACGGGGAACCGGTCGTGAAGTACATCCTCAGTACGCACAGCTTCATCCCCAACAGGGAGAAGCTTGTGGAGCGCACCCGGCGGGACCATTTCGACTATGAGATGTGTGAGAGACTGGGCTTTTTGTCTGTCACGGACACGCCGATCGTGGACCAGTCCTATGTCATGCAGTACGCGATCAACACCTGCAAGCTGATGCAGTGGGAGATCCAGTGCCTGTGCTTTGACCCGGCGAATGCGTCAAAGATCATGATGGATCTGTCGGCAGAGGGCTACGACGTCGAGGAAGTCTACCAGAGCCACAAGTCCCTGAACGAGTCCACACAGGGCTTTAGGGAGCAGGTCTACTGCGGGAACATCATCTACACCTACAATCCGTTGCTGAACTTCGCCATGTCCAATGCCGTGATCCGTCAGAGCCAGGGCCTGATCAAAATCGACAAGGACGCGACCATTCAGCGTATCGACCCTGTTGACGCCACACTGGCAGCATATAAGCTGGCCATGTATCACACATTCACCGGAGGCAAGCTGGCAGACATCGACCGCTTCCTCGAAATGGAGATATAGACAGATGGGAAAGAAAGGCAAGAAGGCCAAGAAGGGCAAAGAGAAAGAAAAGCGGGCACCTACCAGAAACAGTGAGTCCATGTTCTACGGAGACGGCGCCGAACAGCTGATGAACTGGCTGGGCATCGGTTCAGCCAAGGAAGCGCTTTCAGAGGTGACTTACTTCACCTGTCTGAAAAAGCTGTCGGAAGCCATCGGCAAAATGCCGCTCAAGTACTACCAGGAAACTGAGGACCGCGGGAAGGTCCGCCCCCCGCTGACCAATGCGGGGCGTCTGATGACGGTCCGGCCCAATCCCTACATGACGCCGGCAACGCTCTGGACGACCACGGAGTTCAACTGCCAGCACTACGGCAACGGCTATATCTGGATGCAGACAGCCTACCGGCCGGAGACCTTCGGCGGCGGCTTCGAGGTCATCGGTATGTACCCGATGGCTCCGGAGAACGTGACCGTCTGGATGGACGATGCCGGGATCTTCGGCGGAGTCGGGAAGCTGTGGTACCAGTACACGGACCCGAAGTCCGGCCAGTCCTACATGTTCCGGGCGGAAGAGGTCCTGCACTTCAAGACCTGGTATTCCAAGAACGGGATCACCGGGGAGTCGGTCCGGAGCATCCTCCGGGACACCATCGGAGGCGCTTCGGCCCAGCAGGAGGCCCAGAACAAGATGTCCGAGCAGGGCGTCACGGCAGCCATGGTCATGCAGTACTCGACCGATCTTGACGATGCGCGTGTCAAAAAGCTGAAAGCGAAGTTCGCGGACCAGCTGACATCCCCGCAGAATGCCGGCAAGGTGGTACCGATCCCCCAGGGCCTGACCCTGCAGCCCCTCAATATGTCCATGGCGGACAGCCAGTTCTATGAGCTGCGCAAGTACAGTGCCCTGCAGATCGCGGCGGCCTTCGGCATCAAGCCCAACCAGATCAACGACTATGAGAAATCCAGTTACAGCAGTTCAGAGATGCAGCAGCTGGATTTCCTTGTGGATACACTCATGTACCGGATCATCCAGTATGAGCAGGAGATCAACAGCAAGGTGATCACGCCGGCGGAACTGGATGAGAACAAATACTACAAGTTCAATGACCGTTCCATCCTGCGTGCGGATACAAACACGCAGATGACGGCTTTGACAGGAGCAGTAAACAATTTTATTTATAAGCCCAATGAGGCGCGTGACTATCTTGACCTGCCCAAGGCTGACGGCGGGGACAACCTGATCGGCAACGGGAACTTCATTCCTGTCCAGCTGGTCGGCACGCAGTACGGCGGCCAGGAAGGAGGAAACGATGGCGAAAATTAACATCCGCGGCGACATTGTCGTCAATGAATTCAAACGCTTTTATGACTGGCTCGGATGGGACTGCGTGTGCCCGCGTGACGTGCAGAATATCATTGATTCCGCCGCACATGATGAACCGCTCGACGTCTATATCAACAGCCCGGGCGGGATTGTGGAGGCCGGACAGGAGATCTACACCGCACTGCGCGGAGACCCCCGTGTGAACATCCACATTACAGGCCAGGCCTGCAGCGCTGCTTCCTTCATCGCCATGGCCGGACACTGCGACATCACACCTGTCGGGCTCATGATGGTCCATTGCGCATCCATGGGGGACGTCAGCGGCAACCACAACGACATGGAGCGGGCTGCCCAGTGCCTGTCCGCCACAGACAGCGCGATCGCCGCAGCATATGCGGAGAAAAGCGGCATGTCTGTCAGGGACGCCCTCAAACTGATGGAAAAAGAGACCTGGCTCACAGCCAACCAGTGCGTCGGCCTGAAGCTTGTGGACGGGATCACGCCGGAGACGGCACCGACAGCCCAGATCTCAGCATCCTTCGGCGGCATCCGTCTGACGCAGGAAGACATGGAGAAAGTCAATAAGGAAATCGAAGAGGAAAAGGCACAGAAGTCCCGCAAGGCGGCGCTCCTGGAGGACCTGGACTTCTTCGGTGTGTAACAGATCTACCATACAGCAACAGTGATGTCCGTCCTGCGGCAGCGGAAAAAGGATAGAACGATAAGGCATGAAAGGAGAACAATATGCCGAAAGAACTGCTTGAACTGCTTGACAAGATCAATGCAAAGAAGAATGAAGTGAAGAACCTCGCCCAGCAGGGCAAACTCGACGAGGCAGAGGCCGCCAAGAAGGAGCTGGTCGAGATGCAGCGCCAGTTCGACATCATGAAAGATCTTTATGACAGCGAGCGCCCGGTCGTCAATACCGCCCACACGCCCCAGCAGCCCAATGCCCCGCCCGCAACCGGCCTGATCCCTGCGGAAGAGCCGCATGATTCTACGCATGAATTCGCAGAGGCAGCGCGTAACGGTTTCCGCACCAGCAACATCATGAGCGAAGGCTCTAATCCGGATGGCGGCTATACCGTCCCGGAGGACATCCAGACCCAGATCCAGCACTACAAGGAGGCCAATGCAGAACTCCGCAGTCTGGTATCCGTCGAGTCCGTGCGTACCAACAAGGGAGCCCGGACCTATCAGAAGAAGACTCAGGTCACTGGTTTCAAGAAGGTCCTCGAGAACGGAGCCCTTCAGGAGATCGCCGGGCCCAAGTTCGAGCGCGTTACCTACACCATCGAGGATTACGGCGGATACATGCCTGTGACCAACGACCTTCTTGCAGATTCTGACGCCAACATCACCAGCGAGATCACGGCATGGATCGGCAGGAATGCGGTCCAGACCGACAATGCGGAGATCCTGTCTGTACTCAAAGACAAGGAAGCCACAGATCTGGCCGACCTCAAGGGCATCAAGAAGGCCATCAATGTGACTCTCGGCCAGGCCTATCGCGCTGCAGTCCGGATCGTCACAAATGACGACGGCCTGAACTGGCTCGACACTCTGGAAGACCAGAACAAGAGGCCTCTCCTCAACCCCAACCCTACCGAGCCCAATGCGGTCCAGCTCCGTGTCGGTGCGACCGTTGTCCCTGTGACGGTGATTCCCAATCAGATCATGCCTTCTGAGGATGTCTATACCCTGACCAGTGATTCCAGCGTCAAGGCCTCCAAGACCTATTACACCCGCACAGGATCCGGCACTGACGAGAGCCCTTACGTCTACACTGTCGTGGAAAATCCTCAGACTTCCGCCATCGCGACATATTATGAGAAGAGCGGCCAGCAGATCCCGTTTGAGATCGGTGACCTCAAGGAAGCTGTAAGGATCTTTGACCGCCAGCAGACCAACATCCTGGCTTCGAATGTCGCGTCCGTGACCGGCTACAATGCCTTCGAACAGCGCGGCATGCTGTTCCGCGCAGATGTCCGTGCGGACTACAAGGCGATCGATACAGACGCCTGGGTACACGGATACATCGAGCAGGACGCGTGATCAGAGAGGATTGAACCATGGCTATCAGCTTAGAACTGCTTAATCTAGTCAAGGCGCGATGCGGAATCCCCGAGATCGTGACCGTATACGATGAGACAGAGCTGAAGCCCCTGATCCTGGACGCACTGGAAGACATGAAGACTGCAGGGGTCCCGGAGTGGATCCTCGAGGACAAGGGGGACGAAACAAACCCCCGAGTCCTCACAGCGGTCTGCATGTATGTCCAGGGGATGCGGGGATCAGACAGGACAGACACTGCACTGTACATCCGATACTACCGGAACAAGCTCCGCAAGCTGATGCTGGAACCGGATGAGCAGGAAGGATAGGAGAGACCATGTGGGTAACATCGATCACCCTGGTCAGGTACAAAGAGGAGGTACAGGATTCCGCGGGATTTGTGTCTGATGATACCGACACAATCACTGGAATCCCCGCAAACCGCCTCGATACGACCCGCAATGATGAGATGCTGGCCAATGAACTCGGATACACCGCGGACGTCGTCATGGAGGTCGAAGCGGCCGTATACAACGGCCAGAGCTCCTTCATGGATGAAGCAACGGGAGACTGGTACGACATCCGCCGGACATTCCGCAGGAACAAGTCGAACCGCATCCAGCTGACGGGAGAACTGAGGGAGCATGGGAAGATTTGATGTACATTCGGATGACCTCGACAGCCTCATGAAGGATCTGTCAGCCCTGGAATTCGCCGCACTGGCCCCCAGGATGCTGGAGGAAGCTGCACCGATACTGCAGGGCAATATCGAGAAGCACAGCGCCGGACACAAGGACACCGGCAGCATGGTGGGATCTATCAGTCCCAAGAAGGTGACGAGAGGAGCGACCGAATACCGCATTTCTGTCAGGCCTACAGGGACCGACAGCAAAGGCGTCAGAAATATGGAGAAGATGTGTTACCTCGAGTATGGCACGGAAAAGCAGGCCGCCACGCCCGTTATGGGCCCTGCTGTAGCCGAATCCGAGGAACCTGTCTATGAAAAGATGCAGGAGATCTTTGATCAGGAAACGGAGAAGCTGCAGATATGAACGTATTCGAGAAGATCCATGCCGCGGCGGACAGCATCGGCATTTATTCATGTCCGGATGTGAAAAGCGAGAAAATGAAGCGGTCCACATGGATCACTTATAACATCTCCTATGAGCAGGGCCGGATATACGGTGACGATACTGCCCACGACAGAGTCACAGCGGTTCAGGTTCACCTTTTCCTGCCAAAGAAGGAAAACTTCTTCTACACCCGCAGGCTCCTCCGGGACGCACTGATCGCACAGGGCTTCACTCATCCGGAAATGGTCAACAACTCTCTTGAAGGAAAAGAAAATGAGATCAGACACATCGTCTTTGAATGCCAGGACGATGAAGAAAGCGAGGAATAAACATGGCGAATATTGGCATGAGAAAAGTTTTCATCGCGAAACGCACCGACACCGGGACATATGACGTGACCGGCGGCCTGGAATCCTGCGGCCATGCTGTATCTGTCAACCTGACGCCCACATGGGCAGAGGGCCAGAACTACGGCGATGACATGCAGGTGGACAGCGACAGCGAGTTCGTTTCCGCGACTCTGGCGCTCGGCACGACCAATGTGCCCGCGCCCTTCCACAACACACTGTTCGGGAACGAAGTGTCCCAGGAAGGTAAGACGATCACCCACAACAAGGATGATGAGCCGCCCTTTGTTGGCGTCGGCTTCATCGGCGTCGAGAAGGTGGACAATGTCCGCACCTTCGTCGCGTCCTTCCTGCCCAAGAACAAGTTCAGGGAGCCTGACAGCACGCTGAACACCAAGACCAACAGCATCACCTACAGTAATCCGACAATCAACGGGACCGTGTTCGCAGAGGACAATGGTGACTGGAAGATCGATGAGATCTGCACGACCGAAGCGGCGGCCGTGGAATGGCTGCAGGAGCAGTTCGGAGTCACTTCCGGCACCGGCACTTCCGGCACCGGCACTTCCGGCACCGGCGGTTGATACATGGATCTGTAGTGTGACAGGACACTAAATGCAGAGGGAAGCGGTTTCGGCCGTTTCCCTCTTTTCTGGAATGGGAGGAAATATGTTCTCTGACAAGATGGAGAGGATCTACCTGTGCGGGCAGAGCTACCCGTACAGGTGTGACATGGTCGTCCTCGAGCAGATCCAGAAAGAATTCGGAGATGTGCTCGAGTATGAAAACGCGATTCGGGGAATCATCCCGTATTATGATGAAGAGACCGGCCTGCGGGACAAGAAAAGAGACCGGAGCACGGTCCCGGACATTCACAAAGTCTGCCTGTCCCTCGCATGGATGATCGAGGAAGGCATTGCCGTATCAGGGGAGGACCTTGAGCCTCTTAGAGAACTCGACATCAAGAGGCAGAGTGAGTATTCCATCACGAACCTTGCGCTGAAATGCTTCGAGGAGTACGCGAAGTGTTTTTTATCGAAGAAGGGCAGGTCGAAAGCACCCCGGAAGGGTTCGAAAAAGAACAATACAAATCCGACCGAGTGACACTCGATTTTGCCCGGATCATGTTCATTGGCCTGCAGATGGGCCTTACCCAGAAGGAGATCGGGCGCATGCGATACGGCACATGGGCCAGACTGCAGGAGGAGTACAGACGGAACTGGAATGCAAGAATAAAAGAACTGATCTATGCAGAGGATGAAGAGCAGTCTATTCTGAGCCTGAAACCGGGATGAACCAGACTAAAGGAATCTATGAAATCGGCATGAAACAGAGGCCTTCATGATTGATTTCCTGATCAGAAATGATAGTATGGAATCAGGAAGGAGGACACGCCGATGAAGAAATTCCTCAGACTCTGGATGAGACATCCGGTTTCAATCACAAGTATGCTGGTATGGGCGATTTTGGGAATATGGACCAGGAGCCTTATCCCTGTCGTGTTTGGCCTGGCCGTATGCGCGTTCCTGTTTATCGTCTGGGAGATCGGGCTCGCGTCGTACTGCCTTGAAAAAAGATTCTGGAGACATTTGATAGAAATATCTAAAGACAACAAATAGAAACAGCGATTTGCTGAAAGACAGCCACCTGGAAACAGGTGGTTTTTTATTGCTTTTATACGATTGAGGGGAAGACATGCCGGGGAACAGAAAGATAGGCGCGACCATCGCTCTTGATGGAGAGCAGCAGTTCAAACAGGCCGTCACAAGTGTCAATAAAGAACTGGGGACCATGAAGTCGGAGATGGCAGCGCTCAAAGAGAGGACTGCCGGACATGCCAACGCCCTGGATACACTGCGCTCGAAGAACGACATCCTTGTCCGCTCCCTCGATAAGTCGAGAGAAAAACAGGACGCCATCCGGACCGGCCTGCAGAATGCGCAGGAACGCTATGAAAAAGTGGCGGCAGAGGTCGAGGACTACCGCAAGGAAATCGAGAAGGAAGAGCGTGCCCTCGAAGACCTGAAGAGGTCAGGAGAGGCCAGCACAGAAGAGATCCAAGCCCGTGAGAAGGCTGTCGCGGACATGAAGGCCGCTGACGAACAGAATCTGCAGGTGCTGGCCAAGGCCAAAGACAGCGTCGAGGACTGGACGCAGAAGCTGAACCGATCCGAAGTGGAAGTCAGCAAGGCATCCAAGGCGGTTGATGAGAACAGTGCTCTCATGCGGGAGGCAGAGCAGTCTGCAGACGGATGCGCGACATCAATCGATGGATTCGGAAAGAAAACCAGCCAGGCTACGCAGGAACTAAAAGAAATCGACTCGACCATCGGGAACATCGCGGGCAGTGAAAAGCTGATCCAGTTCTTTGACAAGGCATCCGAAGCTGCGCAGAAGCTGGTCAAGTCAACATATGAAGCCGCGAAAGAACTCGATGACGGATATGACACGATCATCACCAAGACCGGCGCCAGCGGAAAAGCTCTCCAGGAGATGCAGGGCATTGCAGACAATGTGTTCAGCTCCATGC